TTTAACCCTGTGAACTGGCAGACGGTAGAAGGGTCAACCTGATAAGTGAGATTTCTGTTCAACTTGCTTTCTTTCTGACGATTCTCAATGATGTATGTATTACCATTCTCTTCGTAGAAATATCCGCAAACCCATCCTTTTCCGTCAAGACGTTTAGCCTTGAATTTTATACTTTCTATCTTCATATCTATTTTGCTTTAACATTATACACTCCATCAATGACCTCCACCTCGTAGCAATCGGGACAATAATGCTTACCATCTATCATTTCCCAATCAGAGTAGTCACCAATATCAACTTCTTTGTTACTGAATAGTGCAGAGCAAGTATCTGTACCACCAAATACTTCTCCGCATCTATCGCAAACAATCTGATACATTGTAATCGGTCTATACATAAGCTATTCTTCCTTCCCGTATAAAAGTTCAACACTCTTTCTTAGCACTGCCTCTATATGATCTCTTTCGAGGTCTCTAGGCTGTCTAAGAAGCCATTCTATATCTCCGTCTATCAATTCTTGATAGGCTTCCTTACATATTTGCATGCTCATATTTATCTATTCCAATATTTACCAATTAAATAACCGATAACTCCACCCATAAAAGCTATAAATAGAACAACTATGGTAAGTATAACATAAAATCCAAACATAAGCTATTCTTATTTAAGTTCTACAGGATCATCACTCCAAGACAATTCTCTTCCGATGAGCTTCTTGATACTTCCATGAGGTATAAGAACACAACCACCGATACCAGAATATGTAGGATTCCAATATCCATATTCTCCACGTCCACTTCTGTATGGTTTCTTTTCAAAAAGAAATTCCTTACCATTTCCATTAGTTGCTACCCATGCCATAACTATCCCTCCACTGCGTCTTTATATTCTAACTCAACCGCTAGGTCGTGAATTAACTCAACCGCTTCTTTCAAAGCATCATACATATTATCTCCTTCTGACACAAGCTCATCAATAGTACTACTTTCGCTCATATCCTCAGGGAAATCTTTAGGCTTCCAAGTGAAACTTTTGTTCTTTTTCTCGAACTCATAAGCCTTCTGAATAAGTTTTTCTATTGTCATATCAATCCTCCAACTCTATGTTATTTTCATCTGCGTAGCCATCTTGTGCTTCCTCACACCAGTTTCCTTCGCAAAGACAACCTATACCAAGATTATGCTCTGGAATGATGTTCTTGTTACAATATACACAGACAGCATCGCCATGATTATTTTGTAATTCTTCTCTTGTCATAATTCATCCTCCAATTCTTTTTGAATATCGTTCAACCACACAAGAACGTCATCAATATTAATGTAAGAAACATATCCCTCTTTATGCTTTCTTAATTGATTCTTCTTTTTAATAATTATATTAATTGCAGTTACTTTACTCATTGCTTATCCTCCTTTTTTCTGTTTCTTTCTATATGCTTTAGTTGCGCTATACTTATATTGCCATATCGTTTATACATACTTTGGAGATATACAATATAGCCAGCTAATGTTATTTTATTTGCATTCATATTCTCTTCTTTTTACCACCTGCGAATGCTTGTGTCATGTTTATCGCAGATTTTTGTTTTAAACTCTTCATCACACTCTGAAAGCCCATAAATAGCATCAGCAAGACTACTACGCATTGATTTTGTAGACATATTTAAGAGTTCATTTACTTTAGGAATTAAACTCTTTGCTAAGATATTTGCTCTTTCTAATTTTTCTGTATTCATATTACTATCTATTTATATCCTTTGCGGGATGGTTAATCAATCTTCTTGATGCTATCAACTTCCATACTCCATAGTACAAATTCTCTACAGGAGCGAGTGCCATTTTTCTTAGCAGGGTTGATTTTTACTTCAATCTCACCATTATAGCCACCGTAACCTCGATTAGGGACGATGCTTGTAATCCAACAAACATCACATCTAGAGCATCTAACTTTGTCGCCAACCTTGTATGGTAGACTTTCTATGTACTCCTTCACATCAGAACAAATCTGATTGTTAGCATCATTGATAATACTTTGTTGCTTGGCAACCTTTACTTTTAATTATTCTTTTGTCATATCTCTTAAAATTATGCCCGAAGGCGGTTAATAATTGCGTCTTATCTCAACTTCCCACTCCTTAGAAGAGAACTTCTTTTTGAGGTTTTTAATTAAACTCTCTATCTCTTCAAGAGATTCAAAGGCATTAACTAAATCCCCTACTTGATACCAATAGTCCCATCTGTCTGGTTGCTCATCTTTCTCCTTTTGAGTGAGTGGTCTAACAAACTCCCCTTTGATGGTTTGATATTCATTTGGAATTTCAATTCCACCCAAATATCCACTTACCGAGCTGTTACCACACACATTGCTTACTTTAATATACAATTTTGCGTAATAATGTATTGCTCCACCACAAAGACCACAAAAAGAACTGATTTCTATATTCAATAGTCTCTTTTTGTCTTTAGTATAGCTACCAATAGTTGTGTATTGTTTACCTGCGAGATTAAACTGATATCCTTCTCCAATATTCTGAGGAATAGCCCCAGTTATCTTAGATATATCAAATCCATTTTCTATTCGTAAATAGGTTATATTCATACGCTTTACTTTTTACGATGATTATACTTATCACAACACCAAGTAAATTGACAAGCCCAGCACTTTGAGCCATCACATTTCTCATTATGCAATTTATACTTATCCATACGCTTTACTTCACTCTTTTAAATCTGATAACTGCGTCAATATATCCTGCTGATGGCAGGTAAAAATGATAAGTACCGCCAGAATGCCCAATACATGCATGAGCATTAATATCCACATTCTTAATGGTATAAATTTCCGTTTTACCATCAACGAAAGTAAGTTCATACATTCTTGTCTCGGTTTTAACCGGCTCACTTTTGCAAGCTACAAATAGCAATGCTGGTAGTATAACTAAAAATATCTTTTTCATAATCAAAACACAATTCTAAAATCCTTACCTTTCAAAGTAGGTCTCTTTTGGAGGACGTACTTCTCTAATTCTTCAAAATCTATCGGGAAGAGCGCACAATATTTATACTTTAATGTGCAGACAAATCTTCCGTCGAGCATTATATCAAATACAAATGTTTTCATTGATTGCCTCCTTTCTTTGGCAGTAAATCAGATAAATAAGTCCACTTATCTATTTGGTAAATAGAAACTTTCTCATCCCAATTTTCTATAGGAGAACGCTCAAAATATAACGCTTCTAACAAACCGTGCTTATCCAAGTAAGCAATATTAACATCTTTAATTTCAGGCTCTTCACTAGCAGGATGCCATAAGTCCTTCAAGAACTCTTCTTGCATCCATTTAGCACCATATATAAAAGCTGCTCTAATGAGCTTATCATTAGTAAGCTCACCATCATTATAATCAAAAGCAGCTTCTTCTATTTTCTTATCGTCTATCATAACTATTGTTGTATTAAAAATGTAAATATTAACGTTCAAGAAAACTAAGTAAAACAGCATGTTCTTTATATGCGAAAGAATCTGTTCTTCCCATTCTCTCAAAGCGTTGCATTTGCCTTTTACAATGCTCTATAAGTTCTTTCTTAAAAGATTCGTCCATATCTAGCCCTCCACGTATTTAGTTGTACCTAACAATGATTCATTACCGATGTAAGGAATGCAGAATTTCCAAGTAACACATGTAGTTACATATCTTCCATCATTTTCTTTAATATGACTAAAGAAACTTGCTCTCCACACATCATCAATAGAGTCTCTAACTAATACTTTCTCAAAAGGTTTGAATTGGTATTCTTTTTTAATATCCACAATCTGTTTCTTCTCAGCATCCCAAGCCTTGCCTTCCTTTTCGAGAGCATCAAAGAGCTGCTGTTTCTCTTCTTCTGTAGCAAATCTATACTCTTCAGATGATTCCACCTCATCGGCAAACAATAATCCAAACATTTCATTTAGAGAAATATAGAAACTAAGGGTATGCTTATAAATCTTTCGGCATATTGCTACTGATTTTCCATATACCACTATATCCCCATCCTTGAACTCAAGCTGCTTTTCAATCTCCAAAGTTTCAAGATTGAGTTTGCCGTCCAAGTGTTCCTCAATGGTTTTGATGTAAGTCTGAGCAACATCATCGGCTGCTTTCTCAAATACAGAAGTTAACATTTTGGTTTCTTCTTTATTATAATCTTCTACGTTACATTCTTTCCAAAGATAATGCTTACCTTTAAATCTTGTGTAGGTATCATCCTCAAACTTTTCAAAGATAATATACACATTATCTTTACTAACCAAGACATCGCCCTTCTTCCATGCGAATTTGCGCCAGTCACGCATTTCCTTTGAAGGGAATAATAACGGCTCTGCTCCATCGTAATCATAGAATCTGCCACTACTTAAGAATAGTGATGTACCTCCATGATGTTCCACAGCTATATAACCGCCACTTACATGCGAAAAAAATACTTCACTAAACAAAGGAGAATATAGCTTCGTATTTGCTGGCTTATCCTTTAGGATTTCCACTATATTAATCTCAGTTTCCATAACTAAACCAATTTTTGCGTTAAACAATACTGGTAGTAACTCATACTACCAACGTTTTTTGATATTTTTGGCAACTCCCCATCATAAGGAGTGACTTTCAAGCCATCAATGAAATCAGCATTCTCAGTTGATACCTCGGTATCATGCTCATTCATAAACACCT